GAAGCCAATATAAAAGAACGCAACACACAAAGAAACAATGAAGTGCGTTAATTGCTCAAAACTTTTCACAATAACCCAATACAGGGGCAAAGTCGGGAAACCACTTTGCCCTTATTGTTTGACCTTAAATTTTAAAAAAAATGTCACAAAGAAACAAAGATCTTCCAGCAATGCCAGTCCATCCAATGCAAGACAAATTTGGTCAGGTGATCCTGATGGCGGGTTTTTCCAAATTGGAAATAACTGCATTGAATATCCTTTCTGCACAATTACGAAAAAACAAGATTGAAGATCTTTCCCCTGAAGATATTACCTACCTGATTGGTGAATCTTATAGTATTGCAGATCAATTTTGTGCATACATTGAAAGCAAAGGTGAGAGGGAAAGTGGAATAATAATTTAAATCGTGTAACCAATGACAAATGATCTGCACGAAAAACTATTAAGCCGCAAATTTAAACAAAACTACCAGCCACCTGATGAAAACATCATTTTTACTATTGATGGAAAAAATATAGGTTGTTTGCAGTCTTTTGTTTGCTTCCAGGGATTACCTAAAGCTGGAAAAAGTACATTTATTACCAGTGCCATTGCTTCTGCTTTTACTACCTGGGACATATTTGGGATGAAATTAAACTTTCCATCAAACAGGAAGCGGATCTGCTATATTGATACGGAAAGCAGTGATTTTGACTATTACAGAGTTCTTGACAGGATTAGAACGCAAATAATAACTGATCATTTGCCCCATAATTTTGATTCATTTTTGTTTCGGGAAGATTCACCCAATGAGATCCAGCAAATGATTGAAATTTATTTGCAAGAAAATCCTGACTGCTCAATTTTGGTACTGGATGGCATCCTGGATCTTATTTCAGACTTTAATTCAGTGGAACAGTCTTTTTTCTTAATTCAGTGGTTGAAGAAAATTACCAAAATTCACAATTTACTGATCCTTTGCGTTCTGCACTTGGGTAAAAAAGACCAAAACAGTATTGGTCACATAGGATCTTACCTGGACAGAAAAGCACAATCAGTTTTAAAAATTGAAAAGAATAAAGAAAACAAGACTATTGATCTGTCAGCAACTTTTTTAAGATCCAGTGATGAATTTAATCCAATATCAATTTACTATTCAGGATCATTCTGGACACAGGCACATAATTCCCAGGATAAAACAGGAACTTATATTTTTGGAATGGAAAAGACCAGCTTAATTAACAGGATCTTATTTCAACCCCGTAAATATTCAGAAATGCTTTCTGACCTGGAAGAATTTACCGGGAAGGGTTCCACTACTTGCAAGAAACTTTTAAAAGATTGGATTTTGGATGGATCAATAATTAAGTCAGGGGATATGTATAAACAAAAATAAAAATTATGGAACCTACGGATTTTGTAAGCAGAATATTAATAATAAAAGAAAATGAAATTTTATTTCACAAAAGCAGAATAGATGATTCTATTTATTCTGAAATATACCGATTTTCAAAAAAAGAAAAAATTAATTATCCTATTGAAATTTGGCAAGAAATGTATTATAGGAATGGAGAATATAAAATTTTAAAATTATGTACAATATTAGGATTTCCTAAAAAGAAAAATAATTATCAAGATGAAACACATACAACATACTACTAAATTTATCACAGAATTAAATAGTATTAATAATAAAATATTATATACACCATTTAGAATATCTGATGAAACCTGGTTAATTGGAAAGCACAAGGGAAAAAAAATAAAAGATTTACCTGTTAAATATATAGAATGGGCATTAAAAAATTTAAAAATGACTTCTTCCGCAATATTGACATTGCAAGAATTAAAAAACAAATACTATAAAAAATGTACTATCACGAAAAAATAATAATGACTAAAAAAAGAGAAAAACAAATAATTAAAGAAGCAACAAAAAGACTAAATAAGTGGCTTTTTTATAAAACATTTGAAGAAATGAGCGGTAGATATTCTTACTATGTTTTTAAAATGTCTTTAGGTATGACATCAGATAAAACATATTTAAAAGATTTTTGGACAAAAGATTTTTACACTATGGTAACAGAAAAGGAATCATTTTCAGTTAAATATGATCAAATAATAAAAAAATTATTTGATGAGCAAATGGAAAAAAGTATAACGCAAAATAATTAATAAAAAAATAGGGATGGAAGAACCCCCACCCCTACCTTGACAAATGATCTTCCAAACGAAAAACCACTTTCCCTTCACCACGAAAATAGAAAATATCTAACAAATGAAACTTTTTACAGTCATAATTTTTTTCAAACCGGAAACGGGAATAATGCCCAGGAAGTACAGGAATATTAACAACGTGCCAAATCTGCTCAAATTTGCCTTAAAAAGTGGCGGGTGGTATGTGAACCTGTATGACAAGAGAACAAAGAAATTTGAGGGCAGAGAATACCTTACAGAGGCATCCTGACAAACATCAACACTGCATACAAAATCAAAAGGGGCAATTTGCCCCTTTTTTTATTACCAAAGGTGAAGGAAAAGTGAATTAGATGGATTTTGGTCAGTTTAGGTCAGTTTTGCTAATGGTCAAAATGGTTCAGGAAACATGGGTAGGACACCCGCGCCCCTAAAGGGGCGCGGGTGTACCTACATACTGACCTTGTTTCTGACCTAAATTGTCCTAAATTTATTTTTTTGAATAATTTTCAGTAATTTTGGGTTATTATTTGAAAATTTTGAAAATGAGAAATTGGATTTTAATTGGTTTAGCTGGTCTGACAGGATGGTATCTGCTGGGTAAAAGTCAGTTAGCAAACAGAACAAAATTGATCTTCAAAAAACTTGGTTTTGCCAACAAAAAATTTCAATTAACTTTTGGGGTACAGAATCCAACCGGACAAACTGCGAAAGTTTCTGCGATCACTGGTGAAGTTTACCTGGGCGATAAATTGATAGCTGATTTTTCCAGCTTTGGCGAACAAAAAATAGCTGCCAGGTCTGAATCTGAATTAAAAATACAGGCTTCTCCTACTATCGGAATATTGCAACTGATAACATCAAAAAATTGGTTAAAAAAAGGTTTAGCATACACAATCAAGGGAACCGGAAATTTTGATGGTATCGTAGTACCATTTGATTACAAAGCAAGTTTGATCTAATGCAGAAAAATTTACTTTTGGGCAGATTAAAGCCGTTTGGCGGAAATTCCAAAATGTTGGTCAGGGATCAGCAAGTCCCTGATATTATTTCTGCTATGCTTTCTGCACACAAAATGTATGCTGGTGAATATGATAAAATTTCTCAAGATTTTTATTCAGGTGATGGGATACAAACTGCAAAGAAGTTATTTGAATTTCTCAAAAATAATGTCAGGTACAAAATAGAATCCGACCAGGCACAAAGGATAATGTCACCAGGTGCAATTTTGTCCCTGGGTAAAAATGACTGCAAAAATTATGCTTTGTTTATCATGGGAGTGCTGGACAGTCTGAAAAGAAAAGGACTGATTAACAACAAAATATATTACAGGTTTGCCAGTTATAAACTTTTGGATGAAATCCCCCATCATGTTTTTGCAGTCATCCAGGATCAGCAAGGAAATGAATTTTTTATTGATCCTGTATTGTCAAAATTTAATGAAAGAAAAACTTACTATCACAAAATAGATAAATCACCCAGTATGCCACTATATTCAGTAAGCGGTATTGGTGCCAAGAAAAAAGCTGCAAAAAAAGCAGCTGCACCAGTTGCACAGGCTTCACCAGTTGCAAAACCTAAAGAAAAAAAGAAAATAGTTTTGAAGATAGCATTGGCACCAGCCAGGGGATCTTTTCTGCTGCTGGTAGGTCTAAACTTTATGGGACTTGCCACTAAATTAAAAGCTGCTTTTGCAAATAGGGCAGATGAAACGCAAAATTGGTGGAAAAATTTAGGGGGTAATCCGAATGAACTTTTGAGAAAAACAGAACAGGGAGCAAAGAAAAAAAGGATAGCTGCTGCTGATGTTGAATTTTCTTCTGAAGGTCAGGTCGGAGTGGTTGCCACTGGAACTGCTGCTGCTGCTGCAACTGCTGCTCCCATTCTGATAAAATTGGCTGAATTTTTGTCAAAGTTGGGAATTGATGTTAAAGAAGTTTCAGAAGTGGGAAAAAGGGTACTTGCAAAGCAAGTTAAAAATGTGGTAGAAAAGAAACTTGAAACTGATGCACAAATTGAACAGGCTTCACAGGATGAAGTTGATCGGATTGTGAATCAAGCTGATAATTTTAATGCTGATGGATCAAAAAAAATTAATTATCTACCAATTGTTATTGGTGGAGCATTGGTAATTTATTTGATTAGTCGCAAAAAATAATCACTTTTCCTTCACCTTTGATATGTATAAAAACTATCCAGTAAAGGCTTCAAAGAACGCAACTGAAGGATATGTTTTAAACTTGATCAAAAGAAGTTGCAAAAATACAACAGGAGTGAAAACTGCAATTAAGTTGATGAATAGACAAGTGCTGGATGAAAAATTTGTGAAAAAGATTTATTCATATCTGAAACGGGCAAAAGTATATAAAGGTGAAATAGATAGGTGTGGTTACATATCCTATCAAATGTGGGGCGGTGATGAAATGTTAAACTGGACAGAACAAATATTAAAAAAATAGACTATGACTGCAAAGCAAAAAGCAGCAAGAGAAAAGTTCAAAAAGGTAGTTGCTGAAGCTGCAAAACTTCGCAAAAAAAACCCATCACTAACACAGGCACAAGCCGTTAAACAGGCTTTTGCAATCAGCTATTCCAAATCTGGTCAAACTAAAAAAGTTGGTGCAGTTAAAAAGAAGGCAGCACCTAAAAAGTCTGTACTGAAAAAAGCAGCACCTAAAAAGAAAGCAGCACCTAAAAAAGTTGCATCAAAAAGAATAACTGATATTCATAAAGACAGTAAAAGTCACAATGTGAATATTAAGGTAGTAAGCGGAATCGAAAAATATTCTAATAGTGTTTTGGATGAATTAAATTTTTTATCTAACAAAATTTCTAATATGGAAATTTTAAGGGATAGAATACAAATGAATATTAAATATAAAAGATATTCTGTTGATGATATGCCAGAAGCTAAAAAACAATTAAAGGGTTACAATGATTACATAAAATCGTTAAAAACCAATTTGAGAAATTTGAAAAAACATATCAAATAAAAATCTTGGGATTGCTTCCCACATAAACAAAAAAAAACAAAAAAAATGGCTAAAAGGAAAAAAAGGTCTGCACCCAGCCGTAGGAGAAAATCTCGCAAAATGGGAGCAATCGGAAAATCTTTCTTTATGGATGCTCTTGGATTGGTAGCTGGTGCTGCTGCTGCCAGGGTTTTGACCAGTTCAGGTAAGATCCTTCCAAACATTGATCCAAAAATAAAAAGTGCTGGTGTAGTTGCTATTGGTGCATTCTTCCCCAAACTTGTAAAAGGATCTCTTGGTCAGTCTATCGGTAGCGGTATGGTTGCTGCTGGTGGTCTTGGACTGCTTCAGTCAACTGGTGTACTGGGTGCTATTGACAATGCAATGGAAATCCCTGTATCTGTAATGGCTGGTGATGATCTTTCTGTAATTGCTGGTTACGGTGAGGACAATCTTTCAGTTATTGCTGGAATGGATGAGGAATACTCTTATTAATCAAAAAAAGTAAAAATTAAATAAAATGGCAACACAACACGGTGCAAGGCTTGTTTTTGACAATGCCAAAAATCTCGTTAACAATGCTGGGTTTTCTGCTGGTCAAGCAGTTCTGTCCCAGTCTTATATTCGTTCTGAAGTAGCAATGTCTACAACAACTACTTCCTATCAAATTCCTATCCTGGTTAACAGTGTAGGTGCTGGTACCAACTTTGCTACAAATAATCTTCTGAACCTTCAGGATGCTTTTGTAGTAAGTTCTATTGGTGTTTTTGTAGCTATTCCAGCTGCATCTACAACTACTGCATTTCCTTTGTACACTTACCCCAATACTACTGCATTTAGTACTTCAGGTGCTTCTGCTGCTTTGTACAATCTTTATGGTGGTAAATTGTCAGTTGTTGTAAATAATAGGCAAATTGTACCAGCTTGGGATCTTTACAGGCATTTGTACGTTCCACAAACACAACAAGGTGCTGCATCTACTGCAACAACTATTGATCAGAATGATGCAACTGAATTTGGTTACTATCCAGTAGAGCCAAACATTGTGTTGGTTGGATCTAAAAACAACGTAATCAGCTTGGAACTTCCAGGTGCAATTTCTACACTCCAGGCATCAACTGCCCCAAGGATCGTGGTTATTATGCGTGGTATCTTGGCACAAAATGTTACTCCTGTTAGATAATAACTGGAATTAAATTCTGAAATGGAACGGGGGATGCCACGGTAAATCCAGAACCCCTATTTTTTTCGTTCTAAAAAAAACAAAAAATGAACAAAGTTCAGAACTACGAATTTATTGAAGTAGTTGTTCCACAATCATCAACTGGAACTCGTTTCTACTTCCCTGATCAGCCACAACTTCGCTTTGTATCTTTGCTTAACCTGGTCTGTTATACTACTGATACTATCACCAATAGTGTTTTGAGTGGAAATGCTTTGCTTTCTACTGCAAATCTTAAGCAGTCTTACCTGGTGCTTTACTACAATGATAAGGAATCAGTTAACAGGATCCCTGTACTGGAACTTAATAGGGTAGTATCTAATTCTGCCACTGCTGCTTTCAGTTTTGATATTACTCCATTTGCTGGTCAGCAAATTATATGGTCTAAATCTTACATACAAACTCCTACTGCATACAGTTCCATCAGTGGATCTAATTTCAGTATTTGTTTTGGTGTTTACTATGCATAATAAATTCACTTTCCCTCACCTTTAATACAATTGTATGGCGAATCCTAATAAGGCTTTTTTGACTGGAACTGATGCGGTAATGCAATGGTATGACACCAATGCTAAAACTAATTTTTGGTCAGTTAATGATTCCAAAGGTGACATACTTTTTTATTATAGTGGTAATGATGAAAATGAAGCAAGGGATCACCTGGAAAACAATTTAAGGATGGCAGAACAACAGGGAGTGGAAGCAACACTAACTTTGAGGATCCATCCAAAAATGCCTAAATCAGGATACTTTGAAAAAAAGGATACTGGTATGGTGGTGACACATTTTCGCCCTACTTCATTTAATCCAATTTCCTATCAACCAATGAATCAAATGGGTTATCCTGGTCAACCTAATTTGATGACAGAAATTAATGCTTTGAGGTCTGAAATAGCAGCTTTGAAGATGCAACAGGAAATTGATGATCAGGATGATGATGATGATGATGAACCTGAAGAAAATTTCCTTTCAGGTTTGATCAAATCACCACAAGTACAGACAATGATACTTTCACAACTTTCCAGCCTATTTGCACCTACTCAAAAAGTAACGCACGTTGCTGGAATACAACAAACGGAAACAATGGCAAATGAAACCGAAATTGACAACGAAGAACGCATTTATAACGCAGTTGAAAGGCTGAAAGCAGTTGATCCACATTTGGCAAGTGATCTTGAATTACTTTGTGAGATGGCAGAAACTGATAAATTCCAATTCAACTTTCTTTTGAAAATGTTAAGAAAATAATATGCCTGAAATAACCGCTGATAAGATTATTGGAAAAACACTATTTGCCAAAAAGGATTTGACCAGGTTAAATTCATCCCTGGTTAAAATTGGAACCATTGTTAAAGGTTCACCAGTTGGCCAAGTTTACTCCTATATTCAAAGAGGTGGTAAAGTATATTGGCAGTTTATTGACTTCAACAATAAGCCTTATTTCGTTTTACATACTGCTGATAGCTTCAAGTTTTCAGGGGATGTCAAACAGGCGGTTGAGCAACAAAAAAAGGAAGTTGAAAAGGTAGAAAAACAGGAAAAGGGATCAGTGCCATTTTACATTGAAAAATATGGAAAATGGATCCTGATATATGGGGTAGGTGCTTATTTGGTAGCGACATACATAAAAAGTAGAAAATGAAAAATAAAGGGTTAATTTATATCTTGTTAGCTGGTGGTGCAATTTTGTTGCTATCAATGAAAAAAAAGGCATCATATAAAATAGAGGTTCCAGCACCTGAAAAGATTACTGCTGAACAATTTGAAAAACCTTCTTTGCTTCAAAAAGTAAGCAAGGCAGTGAAAAAAGTTGCTCCAGTGGTAAAAAAGGCAGCTGCTACTGCTAAACAAAAAAAAGCAGCTAAAAAAGTTGCTGAAGCATTAACAAAAAGGTCAATCCTTCGTGGTGTTGGTCAATTTCCTGATATGTGCTAAATTAAAAAACAATGAAGCCGCAACATTTAAAAATCAATATTCAGGATGAAATTTCAGCTGATCAGTTGAAATTGGCATATAATAAGAAAAGGTCTGATCGTGCCATGTATGAACAGGAAAATACTGTTTCCAAGTCAACTGGACAGGCTTTTCAAAAGTATTATGTTGAAACAAAGGTATTTTATACAACTGCCAACATCGGATCAGATTGCAATGAAATTACTTTCATAAACAATGGTACTACTGCACTGGTGATTGCTGATGTTCCTTTGCAGCCTAACCAATCTTTGAGAATATCAGGAAACAGGGGTGAAATTGATACTACACAATATCAATTAGCTTTTGCAACTCCAATTAATACAGGAAATCAACTTATAGTAATCCGTAAACTTTATATATAATGATAGTATTGGATCTCTCAATTCTAAATCAGAAAGGGACTCCAATGTTCAATTCTGATCTGACTGCAAACAGACCAGCTGCTGGTATTGTTGGTCGTATATTTATTGCTACTGATTCCCCTTTTGGCATATTTAGAGATACTGGAACTGCTTGGGATCAGGTTTCAAGTGCTGGTGGTGGTGCTACATTATATTCAGGTGATGGTACTTTAAGTGGAAATAGAACAGTAAGTTCAGGTGGGTTTAATTTGACTTTTGCCCCACAAACCACTTTCTCTTCATCTTTAACTGCTGCAACTGGTGCATCCAGTTATTCAGTTTTAGGAAGCAATGCTTTAACTTTTGCAGTTGGTTTTTCTTCCAGTAATATTGGCAATGTATATGGTGCCAATGGTGCAATAAATGCTCAAAACTTTTTAGGAAATGCAACTTTTGCACAGGCAAACCTTGCCAGTGCAATGGTCAACGTAAATAAAATTGATTTTGGTTCTGGTGGTCACACTATCACAATGACACAATCAACTGCACCAGGAATTAGGGCCATGACAGGTGTTCAGAACCAAATTCAATTTACTGGTAGTCATAATGGAACAATAAGTCATGCAGCAATAAGTCAAAATTTAGGATTTTTCAGGGAATCAGGATCAACAAGGACTTTGACAATAACGAATGCTTATTCACTTTTACTAAATCCACTTGATGACTATGGTGCTGGTTTTACTTTTACAAATAGGTGGGGAATATACCAAGCTGGTGTAAGTGATCAGAATTTTTTTGCTGGATTATCAACTTTTGCAAATAATTTAACCATAAGTAAAAATCAGAATGATGCAACTGTAGTAAATGTAAGCAATACAACAAGTGGTTCAAGTTCAGTTGCTCAATATCGTATAACATCTGATGTTGGATTAGCGGCATTTTCAAAATTATCAAGCACAACTACTCCTAATAAAATATTTTCAGTAAATGATTTAGCAATATATTCAAATAGTGGAGATATATCAATATTGAATGATAATTCATTGGGAAGAATAAAATTTTCAGCTGGTGCTTCATCAACTGCACAAATGACCTTAACAGCAATAGGAAGGTTATTGATTGGAACTACAACAGAAGGAAATTCTTTAATACGTATTGTGGGATTACCAGTTTCTTCATTTGGTTTGGTTTCTGGTGATCTTTGGAATAATGCTGGAGTTTTATCAATAGCTTAATAAAAAAAATATATATGAAACAAATTCAACCTATACAAATATGGACAAATGGTCAAGTTAAAACAGGTAACTGGATCATGGCAAGTATTAATTACGATAATTTAAAAGATACTGCACAATTTTATTGGGGTATTTTTACTGAAGAAACTTCCGGAATTTTGCTTACAGAAGGAAATTTAATCTTGACGGGAGAAGAATACCTTTTGTGGGATACTTCAAATGATATTAATCAAGCTGCATACGATTGGATATGTTTTCAACTTGGATTAACTTTAATTTAATAAAATAAAATTAGACAAATGAACGAAAAACAAGCATTAGAAGTAATCAAAGCTATTTTAGACAAATCAGTTGAAAAAGGACTTTTTAATAGAATTGATGATGTTTATACTGCAATAGGTGCGTTTAACACAATAGCTGAAAAGTTTGTAGATGAACCAGGTAAAGATGCAGAGTCAAACTGATCCCACATACATTGCCACATTTAGCACTGTTTTGTTTTCCCTGTTGGGAGTGCAAAACATATCTGAATTGGCAAATATTGTTTTTCTTGGTGCCAGTACAATATCCTGTGCAATTTCCATCCTGGTAGGAATTAAACAACTGAAAAAAAAGTAATATGAAAAGAATATTGAAAAACATTAAGACTTCATTTTTCGGGTCCATTGCTGGTGGTTCCCTGATCCTGGATGGCATCCAACACAACAACTGGGTCAGTATTATTGCTGGTATTGCAACTGCCATCACTGGATTGTTAGCAAAGGATAGTGATGTCCAATAAGAAAAAAATTTATATCGGTTTAGCCGTTTTACTGATCTTATTAATCGGAAAAAAAGTGAGTGCATTAAACCTAATTAAAAAGTTTGAAGGTCTTGAATTGAATTCATATCCTGATACGGGAGGGATTTGGACCATTGGTTTTGGTGCAACGATTAACAAAGACACAGGACAGGCAATCAAACCAGGTGACAAAATAGACCTGGCAACTGCTGAACGATGGTTAAAAATGGATGTTGCTGAACGTGAAAAGAAAATAAAAGCATTGATCAAGGTTCCTGTCACTGCAAATATGATGGCAGCAATGTTAAGCCTGGCTTACAATATTGGAACTGGTGCATTTGCTTCCAGCACTTTGTTAAGGTTACTTAACCAGGGAGCAGATAAAAAGCTGGTTGCTGATCAGTTCTTAAGGTGGAATAAAGTCCAGGGCAAAGAAGTAAAGGGATTAACAAATAGGCGAAAATTGGAACGGGAACTGTTCTTAAAATAGTTAAAGGTTCATATAAATAGAGGTGTTACAGGGGGAAATTTCCATTTCTCCCTTTTTTTATGCCCAAAAATTTGGAATAATCAGAAAAATGTTGATAAATTTAACCCGACAAACGATTTTCTTAAACATTTAAAACGAAAAACAAATGAAAAAAACTACACTTCAGATCGTTCTGATCGTTCTGCTTTGCTTGTTAATGTGTTTTGCTGATTCTTTATGATCCGTTTACTTGCTTGGGTGCTATCAGTTATATATCTGATAGTTTTAGGCATCCCAACTGCCATTGGTTTACTGATCTTACTACAAATTTTATCAATTTTTAAATTTATCAGCAATGTTAGAAAAAAAAGAAAAAAGCATAATAGTTCACAATTACCTGTATGGTCTGATTACTTTCCTGACCAATCACAGGATTCCATTTACTGAACTTCCGGAAGGTAAGATTGAAATTTTTTATCCTTCTGAATTAACTTTATTTCAAATAGGCTACCATTTCGGAAGATATGCCGAGATGCAACACAATTAATTATATGGAATTATTTAACAATCTTCGGGAAACTATGCTGGAAATTGATTACATCCAGCAGAAAATTGATCGTTTAAAGGAATGGCAGACATCAGGTCAAATTTCCAATATTATTATCAGTTTTGATACTGGATCACATCGCAGAATTTTAATGCAGTACGATACTGACATATCCCTGGTGAATGAAATTAGACTTTTGATCCAGGCAAGTATTGAATTATATGAAAACCAAATACAGGAACTTAAATTAAACTTTTAAAACAAAACACAATGAACAGACAAAATTTCCTTTCAGAAAATGAAAAACAAATTTGTGACAATGCTTTTGCAAAAATGAAAGATCAATTTTCAAGTAGAGAATTTAACAAAGCATTAAATTTTTTTGGAATTAAAGATATTTCTGATTTTGTAAAGCAAGACAAATCTATTTATTATTTAAAAATGCATTGTAGAATTTTAAAAGGTAGAAGAACCTGGATCAAAAAAAATGCTAAAAGTTTTTGGGATGATATGAGAGAAGAAACCAAACAAGAACCTACTGTTGTTGATGCTATTAATGAAGCAATAAAACTTTTAATTAATACTGGACAATATAAAATATTTATAAAAACTGAAGAATTTAAAGAAATTATATGAAACCCTACACAATAAACGGATCCAAGTATTGGTTTGAAGTATTTATTTCAGCCAATGAACCATTCATTTTGCTATCTACAAATGAATATCCCAGCGAAGGAATTGCAAAAATTTACTTTTTACGCAAATTTTCTATGAAATTTGCTATGGAAGATTTTGTGAAGTATGAAGCCAATATAAAAGAACGCAACACACAAAGAAACAATGAAGTGCGTTAATTGCTCAAAACTTTTCACAATAACCCAATACAGGGGCAAAGTCGGGAAACCACTTTGCCCTTATTGTTTGAC